TCATTGACTTTGATGTGCTTGGCAATGTCACGCAGTATTTCGCGCTGCCATTTGCGCGGGCCGCTGAACTTAGCTAACGGTGTGTTGGGTTGGCCCCAAGGAAACGCGAACAGTACGAACGCTTCAGGATCGTTCGCTATTGCGGGTGACCACAACCGCGTCATCAACGTCTGCTCTTCGGCTGATGTATAGATCGTTTTTTGCATTCTCTAGCACTCTGGTTTGCGCGGCTTCTAGCGCCTGTGTGATGCTGATCCGTTGATACACATCAACACTAACTTCCTGCTTGGCCGTCCACTCGTGACGGTGACGCAGTATCTCTAACGCGGCTTTAGCGTCGCCACCTAACGCCGCGCTATTAAGAACCTGCGAGATTTCACGCTCGTTATCAGCGCGGCCTTTTTGCTCTGCCATTTCCGCTAACGGATCTAGCTGACACAGTTGCCGGTATTCAGCGGGCAGCATACCAGCCGCCAGCGCCAGCGAGTCACCTTTCAGACCTAACTTCGCCGCGTCGTAGATCGACTGAAGACGCGCCTCTGTTGCCTGAACATTTCTGACAGTTAGTGGCAAAGATTTGAACATGGCTGAAGTGTAGGCAATGTAGGCAATGTTAGCAATCAAAAAAATTCAAGAAAAAAATTTTTTAAAAAATGTTTGCGGGGGGTGCGTTACCGTGACCGGCCGGGCCAAGGCCCTACCCGGCCCCCCTCGGCCAAACGGCCAAAATGTCAGCAATGGTCAGCAATGGTTTTGGATTCTGTTAAAAGCTATAACTAATGTCAGCAATGGTCAGCAATGGTTTTCAGTTCTTATAAAACGTGGAACTTGTGGTTTTTGGCAAAATGTCAGCAATGTCAGCAATGTCAGCAATGGAAAAAAATCGCGCTGGCTCAAAACGCGTGGGAGTTTGCCGGTTACTAGCGCGGCCAAATTCCCTATATATAAAAATTCACTTTTCAAACAAATATCAAAAAAGCATGACTAACATTGACTGACAATCGCTGGAAGCCGCATGGCTACTGGCTTTGCGCGTAGGCAATCATTCCCGCGCCATTGCTGACATTTTGCCAACGCGTTGCCTACAACCGTTGGTTGTAAGAATCGTGTCAAACTTTTGTTGACACCGTGAGCGTGCTCGCGTACAGTTCACACATGGCGCGCACGTCGCGCGTCATTCACTACACTAAAGGCACACAATGAATATCAATCTTGAACATACCGACACGTTCGCGGGCGAGTCTAATTATTCGTGGGTTCGCCGCATCACAATCGACGCGCCTGAGACGCTCTCAGACCGCGCCATCGTCCGACGCGCTAAAGCGTGGGCAGGTCTCTCAGGTATCCGCGCGCGCGTTGAAAAATTCGGCGACATGATCGCCATTCGTCCGGCTTGTATCTGTGAAGTTGTGTTCGTCACATTTGAGGAGTAACCATGCTTTACATGACAGAACAACGCGCAATTGAGACCGCCGATATTAACAACGAAGGCGACGATTGGACCTACACGATTGAACAACGCGGCGAGTACTATGTGATCGCCGTGCGCGACGAGGAGGGAATTCTTGTTGGCTACCTCTAAACACCAAACCGGCGCGCTAACGCGCGCCTTGACACATCAAAAGCATCTACAAAATTTAGAGGCGCGCATTAGGCACGAAAACGGATCGTTCTGGGTCTGGGAAGACAAGGACGCCTTCACAGTCTACAAAGCCGGGGTTACACACTCGACGCCTGACAGTAGTTACGCGCCAACTGAGGACGGTCTGTCGCTCGCAATCTATCGTTGCAACTATCTAGCTAAACGCAAACTTTCAAACTAAGGTAAACATCATGCAAGCCATCATCACTAAATTTATCGGACCAACTAACCATCGCGGCGCGCGCATCAAGGCGATTGCGGCCGCTGGTAATGTAACGGTCCCCTACGAATACGGAACTGACACGGAAGGCGCGCATCGCGTCGCGGCCGTCGCATTTTGCGAAAAGTTTGGTTGGTCTTTCTGTCATGTGCCGGGAGATTTGCCAGATGGATCGACGGCGTGGGTTCGTTTGCCAGTTCACATGGTAGGGACAAAATGAAAATCGAAACCTATTGCACCTTCGCGCTCGTCGCGTGGGTCATTGTCACCGCCGCGATCCTTGTCAACGCTATTGTCGACGTTTTATGTCGCTAACTCAGGAGATCAAAATGCTATTCAACGTATGGGCGGACGGCCAACACAGCAAGACTACGATAATTGCTGACAGTATCGACGAAGCCCTCGACATTTTCTGCGCGCGTCATGGGTTTGTCGATCATGCTGATTATTGTCAGGAAAAGGGTTTGGAAGAATCAAACCTGAACATTGAATGTCGTTAGTTATCGCGGCGGTCCTCGCCGCTATCCTAGTAATTATCCTCGACTTATGAGACCCGCCGAAAGGCGGGTTTTTTTTATCTTGCCGCCGTAATGGGCGTTACGTTACCCATTATGGGTTCTGGCTCGACGGCGCGCCGTAGGTCCGACGCGCTCATTCCAGCATTATCAGGCGCGCAAAATATGTGCTTGCGGGTAGGCAACGCGCGTGCCGATAAGCGGCCGCAGTCGATCCATCCGGCTTCCTTAAGCGCGTGCAGTAGAGCGGCCTGATACAACTTCACACCAGCGGGAGCGAGCGCGCCTAAAGTGTCGCAAACGCCTTGGAACGGCGAACCGATCACACCACGCGCGAAAACTGAACGGCGCGCGCGGATCGTCTCAAGTAACCATGACTCCGCACTTGACATTGAGTTCTCGACAAGGTTAGCTTTGAACTCAGTCATTGCCGGGGCAGCGGCAGGGTTGAACCGGCTAACGTCCCGCGCATAAAGCCACGAACCAATCGAGTCAAACCCTCCCGCATTGAACCAATCCCACATCGCGCGGCCGGCCGCCTCGCTCATGCGCGGCGCATGGGACCAAACACAGAACCAGCGGCGGTCCTGAGAACCGAGCGAGATAGGCACTAGGTCATTTGTAAACGCAAGCACAAACCCGCGATTCAACATCATATAGGGATGAAGTCCCTTTCGATAGATCGGCAGCACATCAGGAGGCGCAGCGATAATCGGCTTGAGTATGTTCGCTAACTGCCGCCGATCTGCCGCGTTTGGTTCTTTTAGCTCGTTGATCAGCAGGATCTCAGACTCTAATTGATAGCCCCATTGGGACGATATAGAGTCATTATCGACAATCCCTAGATTGATCTTGCCGTCCCCACAGACCGCCCATATAAACGGCGCCCACATGGTGTCCTTACCGCAACCCTCATCGCCGCCATGCAAGATAGCGTGGTTGATCTTGATCTCTGGGTGTTGGACCTTATAGGCCATTGCGTCCCATATATGCTCAAGTTCTGACCGCTCTGGAACCAAGCGCGCGCAATGGTCGAGCCATATAGATATATCGCCAACGGTCCCGCTCACTTGCGGGCGCGCATTGCGCCACCAGTTCCCAAACACCTCGCCATTGCGCGACACTAAAACCGAATCGCCCGCCGCATAGGTAATGCCGTTTAGGATGCGGCCCCCGCACGCCTGACGGTTCTCATCAAACCAAAGCGACGCATTAATCAAGCGCGGGCTTTTGCCCGTCTGGTGCATCGACGTACACATTACGCCGCGATAAGTTGAATCGAACGCGCGGCGCGTAATCTCCCGGCGCTCTATAAGATCAAAGTAAGCGTCATCTGACTGTATATAAGCAAACCGTTCGTGCCAGCCTGACCGCTCGACCCGACCCAGTTCGCGCGCCTCGACTTGGGCAATCACGGCCTTAGCGTCATCAGTAAACATTTCCGAAGGCGTTAATTTGGATAGCGCGCCATTAACAACCGACGCGAGAAGCTCATCACGCAAACCATATGCGCGCGTCGGGCCGCCTTGCTCTTCAACCCAAGCTAGAAACCGCGCGGAGTCCCACTCGGTGCAATGCGAGTGCAAACAACAGTACGCCCGCGTGGAGGGCATATAGCGGCCTTCCGGGTTACCGTCGGAGTGCTCTGCACTATTAGGGCATAGGACGCCCCACCAGCCCGCCGGGTTACCTTTTTGTGTAACTTCCTTACGTTCGACAAGCCACGCAAGCACATCATCCGACCCGTCATCCTTTAAGTTACCGGGACGAAATGTTGTAGTCTCAGCCGCGCCGGGGACGACTGATAGGGCGTTACAGATCTCTTCAAGGCTAAACTCGCGCGACGGGTTGAACTCAATTAAGCGCGCAGCAAAACGGTCGCGTCCGGGCTTTAGATTAATAGACCCCGGAATACGTATATTACGGACCGGGTTGATAGCGCCGGGATCCGTATAGCCCGCAGCGGCTATGGCCTTGATCGCCGCGCTATAGACGGATTTGTGCGGCTGATCGTCTAGCCGAAAGATGTAACACCATTGGTAGTTATCTTTCGATGTTTCGATAATCCACGTCGGGCGAATAGGCGGCGTTTTAGACTTTGTACCAACGTCATCTAACACCAAGCACCACACGTTCTCACAGAACGCAGCGCCCGCGCTGACCCGCTGGCCGTCGAAGCGCGACTCTATAAACGAGCCGATATTGACGTACCAAGCGCCTCCACCGCGCGGCTTACGCGACGCGGGGTAGATGTAACTATCCCCCTTAGGGACTTGTTTAGTGAAAAGTACAACCTCGCCCTCTGGCGCGAGGGCTATGATATGATTCACGAGTTCCATGTGCTCTCCTCAGTTGATCCCGCCCTTCCCGGCGGGATTTTTTTGTCCGGCTATTTGCCGTAACGGGTCATCTGCTTAACTTCTGCCTTCAGGGGCAGACCTACCGCCCACGGCGGCGACGTACACATGACGCGGCGTAATACGTCGGGGTCACCGTCCTCAAGGACGATCTCATCGTGTACGTGGAGCACTACGTTATGTAGCTGGCGTAGCGCGTGGCGCAGCACATCATTGGCGACTGCTTGCGTAATGTTCTCGCAAGCCAAGCCCTTCCACAGTCGAGCGCGCGGCCATTCTTTAGCGTCAGCGGCGGGCTTCCAAGCGGCTTTACAGTATGAAATGCCATCTTCTTCCAGTTTTGCAAACGGGTAACACAGAACGCGGCCCGAAGGAAGAATGTACCAGAGATGCTGTCTATCGAACAGATAAGTCACCCGACCCGCGCTGAACTCCGCGTTCGGCGTGTGCATAGCTGATGTATAGGCCCGCTCAAGTTCTGACCAGAACCGCACGGCCCATTGGTTAGACCGCCGCCAAGCGTCTACCATGCGCTTGGCGTCGGCCTCCGGCAGATGGATACCATAGGCCCGACCCATAGCCGCAAACGCGCCTACGCCTCCGGCGTACCCGCACGATAGCTCCTGAACCTTGCCGATCTGACGCTGATCGTCGGTCACTTGATCGACTGAGCATCCGAAAGTCGCGGCGGCGTTGATCTTGTAAATGTCTTGGTCGAACTGCTTGAGCTTCTCCTCGCCCATACCAGACAGCCACGGGTTAACGCGCGCCTCGATAGCCGACCAGTCAGCGACTACGAAATTACCAATGAGCGCGGGTCGAAGCATCCCCTTAAGCACATCTGTAACTCTTCGTCCGTGAAGAGGGACAATTGCTCGACCGCACACCATGTCGTCTCGGACGGCGGCAGGGTCTTTGGCGGTCTTGCGGGTGAAATTGTGGACCTGTGCTCCGTAAGAAGAGGCTCGCCCCGTCGCAGATCCGCCAGCAAAAACAAATGCGCCTCGTACTCTGTCATCTTCGACATCGGCCAACTCCTGTAGACGTTTGAACTTCGCAATCGAGGACGCCCATAGATCGTCCGCGCATTGCACCACCTCGCGCACGTCCGGGTCTAAGTCATCACACGCTAATAGATTAGCGCGAACGGCCTTGTCGATGCTGTACTTCTCACCGACCCACATCAATTTCTTCTGCTCATCCGTAACGCGCGCCAACACCCACTCGCGCATACGTGGCGAGCGCACGGCCAGCCCGCCCGTGATTTCAGTTACGATACTTTGTATCTCAGCTAGTTCGGCGTCAGCGTAACGAATAGCGGCCTTGCATAGGTCGACATCCACCTTCACGCCACGGTCGTTGATGCGCTCGTTGACGTGGTAGTCGAGCAGTTCCTCGTCCGATAGCTGCCGCAGGGCGAGGCTCACGGCGCGCATAGCGCGCACATCCTGCTCGCAGTACTCTATGAGTTCTGGGATGAGCTTGTCATTGTATGGCGGCACACAACATTGCCGCACAAGGTAGTCACCGCGCCGATCTTTCTTCATGTCGGCGCCAGCGAAGCGGCCAACGTCCTCAAGCGACCCCGGCGCGCAGTTGGCGCGGGCTTGTGTTGCGGTGCAATAGAACTGCTCAAGATCGAAGTTGATCTGTAGCACATACCAAAAGATTAGACGCTCAAACGCGGCGTTATGCGCTCTTATCTGACCTTTATGATTCTTTATCGAATCAGGAAATGGTTGATCGGGCGTCCATGTCTGGACGTCGCCGTCGTCGAAAGCGTAGGACATACAGATGACTTCGGTTTCCAAGTCCTGCGCGTAGTTATAGACACCCGCGACCCGAAGGTCGCAGGTGCTACGGGTTTCAAAGTCAACCCAAAGGATCACTTACCCTGCGCGGCGGCGGCGCGTCGGCTGGGGAGCTTCCTCTACTTCTTCAGGTCCGTCCATCGACATAAACTCGACGATCTCAAAGATCGGCGTGAAAATGCGACCGTAGGACTTGTGCTGATAGTGCTCTTTCTTAAGCAGCACCACAGGCACGGGCTTCGACTCATCAACTGACACCTGATTAGCAAACGCAGATGCCAGCGCCTCATAGGAACGCTTGCCGCCAACCGAAGTCGTGGTATAGCGCGCCTCTAAGCCCTTGTCCTCGCCGGTCAAACACTTGAGCGAGAACCCGACTTGCTTCTCCCACCCGCGCGTGGCGTGGGGAGGCGCGTCGTCCGTGTCAGGCAACGGATCGGTGAGCGCAACCATCTTCTCACCCAATACCACCCCGTCACCCCACGCAATCCAGCCGTGAACAAACGAGAAGGGATTGACCGCCCATTTACTGTCAGGCTCAACCTCAGTCTGATCAGCGCCGAACACCCAATGGCCGGTCTTGTCCATTTTCAGGATGACCGAGCCAGCGGAGGCGGCGGGCGATGCAACGGTCTTGATAGCCGTTGCGATTGCTGCAAGAGCGGGAAGACCTGCTTTATTGAAGGCTACTAAATTTGACATGATTTCATCCAAGTTTAAGAAGAGCAGTTTTCATCTGCTCGGGAAGGAACACAACCGCTGACCGAGGATCACTCTCCGGGGCGATTGTGGTTCCCGACGACACCGCAACAACGATGTCATCGGGGAGGTTGAGTTTACTCTTTTTCAAGATCTTCTCAACCTTGGCAGGCGACAGCAGGGCTGTCTCCACCAATTCTTCACGGTCGACGCCTAGTTTAGTCAGCGCGGCGTAGGCTTTGTCTTCGTCAACCCATTGGCGCAGCGCGCGCTTAGGGACCAACTTGTAACCCGGAACAGGCTCGCCGGACTCAAGGATCTGATGCGCCAGATCGCGCAAGTCGCCGATCCACTTCTCAACCAGATCAGCAGTCGCCAAGTACGCGCCAATCTTCGCGGGGTCTAAGTCTTTAATCTGCACCTTCAGCGCGCGCTCTGCCGCGCCGGTCATCTGTGGGCAGATCGGCTTGGCAGGGCAGTAGCGGCAATGGTCGCCAACCTTAAGCGGCGCGGCGGCGTTCTGTGACGCGGTGACGGCGTGAACCAGATCGCGCTCAAACTGCTTAACGCGCGCCACGGTAGTCGTCCACCGTTTAACCGCTGGCGGCTGGACGATGACCATCTCGACTTCAGACACGCCCTCAAACGCCCATTCCAACCCTTTAGTTCGCATCGCAGCAGCGGCGTAAAAGAGCAACTGCTCGTTCTCTTCGACGTCTACTTCACCACGGCCAAACTTCCAGTCAAGGATGACGGCGCGGTCGTTGATCCGGCCGATCAGGTCAGCAGACCCGAACACGCCCGGAAGCAGTTTGCCAAAGTTAACGTGCGACTCGACCTTGTACTCCATGTCGCCGTCTGGGTCGATCTCGTTCAACGCCGCCATCGCCGGGACGATCTTCTCGTCGATCAGATCCTCGGTCATAGTCTGGTCGTTCTCGGTCATGCCGAGCACGCTTTTGATCTCAAGCGACGGATCTTCTAATAGCATCGCCATTGCGCTATGACACAACGTCCCCTGATCAGCCGCGTCACCTCCCAGTTTGGGAGGCATCTTCTGCACTAGCGCCACGCTGCCGGGGCAGTTGACGACGCGCTTGGCGGTCGAGCCGCCTACGATATTAGAGTGCATTTGCTTTCCCTTTGATCAAGTTCGTTAGTGATTCCTGCGACAGCATCGCAGGGTTGTGACGCCCTAGCATTTTAGTGACCCACCCGCGCGGCCAAAGCAGCGACAGGGACACTTTAGCGCCAAGCGCCAGCAATTCAGCGGTGGTGTAGGTCTTGCCGCCGGGGAAGACCCAAGTGTTCTTGATGCGCCAATGCGGTACACACATCAGGTTGCCTTTGTAGAACACGGGGGTCAGGTCCAACGGCTCAAAGTCGCCGTTGTCGTCTTTCATAACGTGTATGAGGTTCATTCTGCGTCGTCCTCTTCCAAGCTGATGGTGACCTTGTGCATTGTGGAGTACCCACAATCGAATTCGACTTTGTTGAACTTCGCGCTAGGCAGCAGCGACTCAAGGTAGGTGATAAGAATGTTTCGGACTTCTTCGCGGTCTAGGATGATTTTCATTTGAGAGTACCTGTGTGGTTGGAGTCGTCATCTTGCCCGATCACGATCTGCTTGTCAACAACTTTTTTGCAAGATATGATGCCGACATGAAAGAAAGCGAGATTGAACGCCACTTTGTCTGGGCTGTTGAGACGATGGGCGGCAAGACGTACAAGTTCACAAGCCCCGGCGTGCGGGGCGTGGCTGACCGCGTGGCGTGTTTGCCAGACGGGTCAACGTGGTTCGTGGAACTCAAAACCAAGGGGGGCAAACTCAGCAAATTACAAGAACACTTCGGCGCAACCATGCGCCAACTCAACCAAAACTACACAGTAATCTGGAACCTAGAAGGGGTAACACAATGGTCCTTAGACCTTACCAAGAAATAGCCGCAGACTTTCTCTACGGACAAGATCGCGCGATGATCTTAGCGCCCGTGGGGGCTGGCAAGACGGCGATCACGTTGACCGCGCTGTCGGCGTTGCTCAAAATCAAACGCAACGCCTTAGTGCTCGCGCCCAAACGGGTAGCCGAGAGCGTATGGGCGACCGAGGCCGCGAAATGGGCGCCTGAGCTAACCGTCGCGGTCGCGGTCGGCACACCAAAGCAGCGCCAGAAAGCGTTTGAGTCTGGCGCGCAGGTGGTGGTGACTAATTACGACAACATCCAGTCAATGCCGCACTTGGATTTTGACTGCATCATCTTTGACGAACTGACGCGGCTCAAGAACCCATATGGCGCGCGATTCAAGGCGCTCGCCAAACTAATCCACCACATTGAAATCCGGTGGGGCCTGACCGGATCGTTCACTAGTAACGGATTGGAAGATGTTTACGGGCAATGCAAAATCATCGACCAGACGCTACTTGGGCGCTCCAAGGGCGCGTTCTTGCAACAATACTTCATCGCCATAAATCCTGAGTTCGGCCAATGGACGCCGCGCGCCGGTAGTTTGGAACACGTCATGGAGCGTATCAAACCGGCCACTTACGTCCTTGAACCGGGAGAGTACAGCGACAAGTTACCGCCGCTGCATATCGTTCACGTGGACTGTCAGATGCCGATGGATCACTACAACAAACTTAAGAAGGAGTTTGTTCTCGACAATATTGTGGCGGTTAACGCTGGCGTAGTGACGGGCAAACTACAGCAGATGGCGTCTGGGTTCATATACGACACGCATCAGACGCCTGATCTGGTTGTGAAGGGCAAGTTCATCACGCATCAGACGCCGATTTGGTTCTCAAAACATAAGTTTGAGGCGCTGGACGATCTGCTGGCCGAGAACCAACACGCCAACACAATTCTGGTGTACCAGTACCAAGAAGAATTGATGGAACTGCACCGCCGCTACTCCAACCTTGTCACGCTTGACGATGACGACGCCATCGGGCGCTGGAACGCTGGTCAGATTGAACTGCTGGCGGTTCACCCTAAGTCTGCCGGTCACGGCCTAAACCTGCAACACGGCGGTTGCAAGATGGTCTTTGTGTCGCTGCCGTGGTCGCTTGAGTTGTTTGAGCAGACGGTCGGACGCCTACACCGCAGCGGCCAGCGCCACGACGTCTGGGTCTACATTATGTCAACTCAGAAGACGATTGACGAAAAAATTTGGACGGCGCTTCAAGACAAACGCGCCGTGTCTGACATTGCTATGGAGGCGTTGAAATGAACGCAGTTCAACTACCTGATGAATTAGTCCAAGGCATCGTACTTAAAAGCGGAGGGTCATGGGGCGACGCAGCACCTGAAGACAGAGAATTTTTCAAACGCTTTGCCAACCTTGTCGCCGCGCATGAGCGAAAAGCGTGTGTTGCGATAGTTCTAGACAACAGCGATGCCGAAGGCATTTGCTGTACCGATGACGTGCTTGAAGCCTTCCGACAAAGAGGGGAGACATGAGATACGGAATCCTTGACGACGAGGGTAACGTCGTGCGTTGGGTCTGGCATATGCCGCCGTACCCGCACATCGTGCAGAAAATCAAACGCCAGCGCAAACCAAAACTGGACTTGTCCAACGTACCAGAGGCTTTATTTTGATAATCAACGGCAAGATCGTAAAAGACTGGGACAAGCGCCAGATCTCGACAGGCTACCAGCGCCCGAACCAGTTCCGCGTCATCACGTGGGACATGGGCCGGGTTCAATCTTGGTTACTGGGTAAGCAACCGCTGGCCCGCACACTACTAGAGAAGGTGATCCGATGAAATTAGTCCGGGCAAAACTAATCGCCGCGCGGGAAGAACTTATAATTCGTCAGCGCGAACTGGCCGCAGCGCAGCGCAACTACAACCGCGTACTTGAAACGCTTAAAGATTTAGAGGTGCGAATTGAATCACACTTGGCGGGGCTTAAACGTAGCTCTGAAGACGCTGGACGAGCAGATGGTGCTGGAGATGTTGAACCACGAGAAAGCGACTGAGGGGCGCGCCAGCATCCTGCGCCGCATCCATCAACGCTATAACGTGCTGCGCGTATCGCGCGAGCGTATCGAACTACTTCAACAGGCTAAACAACCATGACTGATTTCGGCGCGTGGCGCTACGAAAACCTTGTGCAGTTCGCCAAGGAATCGACTGAACGTATGAACCTACTCAACGCGGAGATTGAGGCGCTAAACGCCGACTTAAAAGCGGCGATTAACGCCTACCGCGACCTACTTCGCCGCGACACCCTTAGATTTCTCGAAGCTCCGCATCCCACCGAAACCGAGAAGACCAGCGAGTAAGGTCATCAATTGCTCAACCTGAAGGTCTGGCGGCGCGGCCAAGCCCTTCGGGATCAGGTCAACGCCCTGCCCAAACGCCCAGACCCATTGCATCAAAGGGTAGCCAAGAAATTGGTAAGCCAAACCTGCAACCCCAACCCAACCCACAGCAGGACGCCAGCCAGAGACAAATACGCTAGTAGACGCCGCTTCGATCTTGTTGATGTCCACTTGCGCGAGGTCTGTAGCTTGGTCGATACGCTTCTCTTCAAGGTCGAGCTTGCGGTCTTCCAGCGCCATCTGAAGGCGTTCTTTGTCTGTCGTAATGAGGTCGCCCGCGACCTTGCCCACGCCTTCAATTATTGATCCTATACCGATTAGATCCATTACTTTAGCCCGGACAATGTACGGTTGATCCAGCCAAGGAGGAACTTGGACTGGGTACGATTCTTGTTGCAGATGTCAGCGTAGCGGGTGATCTTCGCCAGCGCGTAGGCTTTCTTAAAGGCTTCGGGTTCAACTTTGTTGAACTTCTGCAAAGTCACATTACCAACCGCGCCGTCTGGCGTAGCGCCCACGATCAACTGCGCGAGCTTGACCGCGACGCCCATCCCGGTATTTACGCCGAAGTTAAAAACCGATTCTGCAACAACTTGGTTCGTAATTTCATCCCCTCGTAAACGATCCCAAAACTCAGTCTTATAAAACGCCCGCACGAACGAAGTAAGGAGCGCGTTGTTAGTTTCGTTGTGGTCAATGAGGTTCCATCCACCCCAGTTAGGGTTCTTGTTTCGCGCGATTCCAGCATAAGTCATCCCACCCGTGTCGCCGGGGATAGTGTGTAAAACGTAACCACCTTCGTCGGTGATCATCTTTTCAAAAGCAGCGTTGAAGTCAGCCATTTTTGTCTGCCTTTTTGTTGATCTGCTCCCACGCAGACTTCATCTTTTCCTCAAGCACGGCAACGCGCAAGTCCAGTTTAGACAGCACAATAATCAGCGTTACGATGCCAAGCAACACCGGCCATGCTTTAAGAAAAAGTTCTGCGATTTCCATCAGAATTTGCTCACATCAATGAGTTGCCCGCGAAAGTTGATGATACCCTCGGCGTGCTTGCTGACTAGCTCCGGCCAGAGCGGTTTGCTGTCTTTCATCGTTATGACGGCAAACCCGCTGCGCCAGTTGACGGGACCGTCTTCAAGGTAGTCTATAAACTGCGGCCCATCAATTTCAGCAAGCGTACCAGTATCAACGCCCCATCGAGTCCCATTATAATCCCCAAACGGCGTGACCTTGAGACTGTGTAGATGGCCGGTGATAGTCGTGACCCCAGAATTGACCGTATTGTTGTGGGTAGCGTGAACGCCGCCCTTGTAGCGGTGCTTGACTACTACGTTGTCTGACAACCAGCAAGACCAGCATGGATGCCACTTGGGAAAATGATCCTTGAGCGCCGTGCCGCCGACGCCTTCAAATTGCGGCGCGGCCTCTGATAGACGGGATTCAAAACGCGAGTCGTGGTTACCTAGCGGCCAAATCAGTTGGGTGTAATGACGCGCCTTCTCGCAAGCATCCTCAATCTCTTTGAGCGCCGCTTGGCACGCTTCCAGTTCCTGCCTCACGTTTGGGACCGCGCTCCAATTTATTCTAGCGTGTCTGCTGATCGAACTTCCATCAAAAATATCGCCGTTGGCGATTACGATGTGCGGCTTAAGTTCGTTTATAGCCCATAACAAGCCCTTGAAAGCGGTTGTGCGGATACCGGGCCAGAAGTGGGCGTCAGAGAAAATGATGGCGATGCCATCAGTCAAGCCAGCTTCGTGTCTAGCTTTTTGAATGTGTATTGGTTTGCCAACTGCAAGATTAAGTTTTAACTTATTTTCTAAAGAACGACGCCGAGAATGAACGCGCCGCTCAGAAATCCCCGTAAATCTGGCAACTTTGACGGGTGATTTAAGTTCTTCCCATATCCGCAAAAACTCTTCGTCGCTGATTTTTTGTGGTTTCATTCTTCATCCTATTAGAAGAACCACATCAAATAGCACAGTTTTGTTGCGGTTGGGTGACCCCCCGAGGTCATCGGGGGGTCTGAGCATTACTCGTCGGTCTGCTCGTCGATTTCTTCTTCTTCTTCTTCGGCTTCAACTTCTTCGTCATCAGCGTGAGCTTGGAAGAGCGCGTCGGCGGTCGAAGAGAAGAGCGAGGACAAAGTGAACTCGTTGATGTTTGATGCTTTAGCAACCAAGAAGGCCACCGAGAACAGCGCGTTCAGGGCGTCAACTGGCTCAGAATCGTTGATCGCGGCAAGGATGTCGTCTTTCATGTCAGGCTCCAGATTAAGGAACTTCATCTTACGAACTGTCGATTACCGTTTAATGAACTTTCATTAGCATTGTCAGCAGCATCATAATGATCGCGCCGCCGCCCGTGATCAGGATCTGTTCAAGGCGCTTGATCCGCGCGTGGATACCGCGCGTCTCTTTCTCGATACCTTCGTACCGGATCGCGCAGACGTCCACGTGGGCGTCAATCTTGTGATCAACTTCAGATAATGTAACCATCATGGAGCCAAGCTATTTTCGTTGCCGGAATAAAGAGCATTCAACGCGCCGCGACCTGCAAATACCGGTACGTTTGCGCCCGCGCTTTCAATAACCTTTGGCCGCGTACCAAGACGCATCTGGTTAGCCAGTCTGTTAACTTCTTGTTCACGCCGTATTGTAGCCAACTCACGCGCGGCGTAACCAGCGCCAGCGGTGTACGCGCCGAATGGACTTACAACTGTAAAGATAGTTGACGCGGGCGTTAGCGGCGTGAACTTTCCTAATGTACGAAGGATGTTCTGTGTAGTACCGCCTTTGGCGGCGTCCTTAATAGCTTGCTGTTCGTCCGGCGTAAAGAACCGCATTTTCTTTTCGTTCTTAGCCAGCGCCGACAGTTGCGACGCCATGTTCCCTTCTTTGTTTCCTTGGGAAACGTCGGCGCGTTCGATAATGTCGGTGATTAGCTCGCTTTTCTTCATCTTGGCGTAATCGCTACGGGCAGTTTTCCAAGCCTCCAACGCCGCAGGATCGCGCACTATCAATGCTTTGTTGGGCGCGTTCAACAGATAATCGTCAAACTCATCCAATATACTATTTGCGACCAAACGCTCTTGACGGTCTGGACTTTTAGCCGCGCCGCCGATAACTTTTCTAAGGGCTTGCAACTCAACAATATCTTTTGGCCGGTCAGATTTAAGTTGCGCCATCACCGCGTCAATTTTAGGCGATGTGCCTTCAGCGTAGCCAACTTCAGACCGCAGTTTGCTAGGCAGCGTGTCCATGTGCTGATTAAATTCTTTTCTAAAGAATTGAAAACCCGAGTTATCCAGCACTTTATACGCCGCGTCAGACTGCGCTTTTAGTTGCTCAGTTGACGGAACTGCTTCACGTTTTGTAGGCCGCAAACCCGCCGCGCCGCTAACTGCGGTTCCCGCAAGTAAGCCAGCCAACGGGTTATCTGTTGCTTCGGTTACGCCTTGTGCCGTAGCCGCTGAAACTGGCGCGGTAACAATCTGACCAACCGGCGCACGAGCGGCTTCTTTACCCGCCGCACCAAACATTCCGGGCATCGACATAGCACCACGCCCTGCTGCTACCGATCCAACAGTACCCGCAAGCGCGTTAGTGGCCGCGCCAAGCACGCGCTCGCCAGAAGTTTCTGGCCGAGGACCGGGAAGGAAGTTTGAAATTACTTGAGACGGCGTTCTTAAGTTACTGTCGGCAAGACGGTTGTAACCTTGAACTAAAGCATCAGCAGCGGGAATTGCTAAACCACCAACCAAACCACCTACCGCCGCGCCAGCAGGACCAAACGGCGCGCCCATCAGCGCACCAGCGGTTGGGCCAATCATCGCTTCGCTTGCAGACCGCCCTACGATACCCGCTTTTCTTACCGTTTCTTCGCCCATCGACGGTTTGGGCGCAAGAAAATCAAGGATTTCGTTTGACTTATAACCAGATGACAACGCCTCATTAACGCGGTTATCGTTCTGTTTTAAAAAGTCAACAATCTCATCGTCGCTGTACCCGCGCCGCCGCGCGGTATTGATCTGCTCGCGGAATTGCTCGCTCATCGTTTTGCACCAAAGATAGTTTTTAACCCATTTAGCCTATCTTTTTTCTCTTGCTCAGATACAGACTTACCTTCGCCAAGCGGTTGCGGCATGGGCGCAGTCGGGGTGTAATATCTATATACGTCAGCCGCAGCGGGGTCGTTTTTCATCGTATCCATCAACGTCTGATGGTTAGACCTTAACCGACCAGCTAAACGCTGCGATACGTTAACAACGGTCTGAAGTTCTGCAATAGTCATATCGGCAATATCGCCAGACCTTGCGCGTTCCAACAGCTTGGTTTCTGCGTCTGTAATCTGACCTTGGCCTTTCAATTCAGCGCGGCTTTGCAAAGTCAAATCAGCCATACCTTGAATAGCGGTACGGGTGGCGGTCAACTTTTCCTTATCCCCAACACCGGCTAATTCAAGAACTTGAGCAAACTTAGTCCGTATACCTGCGCCCGGACCGGCAATTACGTTGCCGGTGTTAAGAGCTTCGCGTACAGTATTTGCGGTGTTCATAATGTCCGCAGCGCCTTCGGCTTTTACCAAAGACGCTTCGGCGCGTTGTCCAATCGGTGCAGCTAAACTTTTTCCGGCAGGAGAGGTAGTCGCGCTGACGTTTATGTTTGTAGTTGGTTTGTTAAGACCTTGAAGTTTTTCAAATGCTGCTCTGTCTTCGGGAGACATAGCAAGATATGCTTGAAGAGTTCGTATATCTGCCGGTGTCCCTTCTGGCGCAGAAGGCGTCATCATGGACTCGCTACCCATCATCAATAATCGGTTTGGCTCAAATGATTGCATTTTTCTTAAAGAATTTACTTGATCGCGGGCTTGTTTTGCCGCGTCTTTAAATTCTTTAGGGTCCCTAGCCGCTTGAGTTTCATAGTACCTAGCAAATTTTTCTGCTCGGGCTAACTCGTTTTGTATCTGTTGCCTAAATGCATCAGGAATTAAAGCATTAGATGTCGCAGCGGCGGGATTAACATTGCTTCCGCGTTCAGCAGTTCCTACAGTAACCCCTGCCATCCCCGGCGGCGCGTTTGGAAACGTGCGTGGGGCAGCGCCTTCTGGCCCTGTTTCAAGCAAAGAAAGTTGCGGTGCGGTAACACGCGACGTTGTTGCGCCGATTACGGGTTGAGTTGGTTCTTCGGGGTTAAGTTTTGCGTACTCAGCCAACCGATCAATACGATCAAGATGTTCTTGAATTGCCCCCGCAGCTTGCCTAATTTTAGCGTTTGGATGAGCAAGCATTTGCGGTACTGCTTGACGAAGCCCCGGCCCACCTTCTTGTTTAATTCTGTTCTGTATGTCTGTCAAAAATGTTCTAGATTCGTTTTCGCTTGCTAAATCTTGCTCACGGATTTGACGAGACATCCGAGCGTTTTTAATTTGTTCCATAGCCGCCACATCCTGCAAAGGATCTGGCATATTGAACTTAGGCGCTTGGTAAGCGTTGACAATTGATGGGTCAAGAGGTCTGAGTGCCATAATTGACCTTTATTATGGTAAAGAATACTGATTTGGATATGTATTTCCATACATTCCAGACAACGCATTTGTCCGCTGACCATACTGATATAGTTGTCCAGCTTGCCCAATTGCGCTAGATAATGCGTTAGTTCCACCGAGATAACCAGATGCCCGCGCAGTACCAATATCTTGCAGATTTTGACCAGTTTGAGCGCCAAACTGTTGCGCTGCGTTAGTCAACGCTCCAGTTGCAGTCTGCCCAACACCAGCCAATGACTGAAGCGGATTAAGTTGCGCGTTACGTTCAATCTGATAACGGTTGAAAGCGTTTGTGTACTCTTGCGACGCAAGATCTTGACCGTAGCGTTGCGCCCCTTTGAGCGTAGCGCCAGACAACAAACCGCCGCGAGCAGCGGCAGTACGGTCAAGTGCTTTCATACCTTCGGACAACCGAAACGCGTAACCGGGGTCTTGCGTAAATTGATCCATACCAAACTTGGTATAGTCAGTTAGCGGAATCAGCTTGTTGAGCGCCCCAATACCTGCTTGACGAAACGGTTCTTGAAGTTCAACTTGCTTGTTGAACATCCGTTCTTGGGCATCTTGCGCTGCTTGAGTCGCTTGCGCTTGCGTATTTGCGGCGCTTCTTGCAGAGCTTGCGCCTAATAATCCTGCGCCGATAGTGGCGGCGGCCATCCAAGCTAAGGGCATATCAGTTCCTTTTGATCAAAACTTGATCAACTTTGTTTGTGTCAGTCTCTTCTGTGGCGTGAACACAGAACCATTCACTATCTTCAAGCGCGTGAATCACATGATTAACGCCAACCTTGATTTCTATACACGCTGGCGCTTCGTATTCGGTTTGGTTATTATCGGTCAAAACAACAACTTTACCTTTAGCCAAAATGCTTAAGTGACTGTAGTTGTGCGCGTGTTGACCAGCCTCAAAACCTTTGGGGATAACCATACGTTTGGCGTACAAACCATCGCTAAAATAGTGCTCAACGCAAGGATCAGCCTCAAAAATACCTTCGCGCTGGCGCATAACGTCTGCGTAACTCAAGTAATCTCCCGTCCGTTAGCCCGGATGTTGATCGCTGATGCCGTCCCTGCGATGGTGCTAATGAACCCGCTAGGGCCAAGCGCAGCGCCTGTAATCTCAGGAAAGGTATACGTCTCTGACGGTTGTAGCGTCTTGGTCTTGACGATCAAGTTCTGATTTCCCGCCGCGTCTGCCGCCGTGACCAAGTTAACGCTGATTGTTGCCGCTGCCGCGCTGAAGTTGGTCGCGGTAAACTTGTCCACAAGCGCCGTTACACCGTTAGCGGTGTACTGGGTCGTCTGGCTATTCTCAGCCAGCTTAGCGGGGATCAAGACTTTTACGGTTACAGTCATGGTTGCGTCGCCTTGTATGCCAAAACTAGCGCGTCGTAGTCGTCGCCGATCTGAGCCTTGAGAACGTCCCTAATCCTAGAAGACTTGTTCTGCTCTGCTTTCTCGGTCCTCACCAACGACCGTAGACGGTCACGGTACTGATAATCGCTGATTGCCTGAGCATCGTCGTCCGGTAACGAATGCGGCAAATCCTCAATTTTCACGCCCTTGAACGCTACCCAATCCTGCGGCCAGTCGCCTGACGGAAGTGCCAATAGCATAGCAGAATAGTTATCAATGTTCACCTGATACGCGTGGATTTCCATCTCGCGGTAGTAGGCGTTCATAACTGCGGAAGCTAGTTTTTCGTTGTCAGTAATCATCTTGATTGGTTAGAAAAGGACACACATCCTGCCGCGCTAAGTATAGGTGCTGAGTTGGTGTATTGAGTACCAAAACCAGCGTTCCAAGGCCAAGCGGTTATAGGGTTTCCATTTTTGGCGATTTCTGTTCCGGTGCTTGACCAGTCTACCGTTATGGCGCTAGACGTAGTGGGGCTATACGTTACAGAACCAAACCCAGAACTCCAAGAGTAAACAAAAAGAGCCGTTCCTGCGGTTGTCGCCGTTGCCAAATACGCACCGTCTGGGCTGAACCGCAACGAATTCTTGATAAACCCATCTGCCGGAGGGTTGGCGTACTTGGACCCAAACCCAGAACTGCTTACCGCGTAAGCAGAAACGTAAGGGTTTGTGGCCGATCCAAGCGCCAGATCGTTGGTGCTTGGGTTAAATGAAATGGTCTGTCTTATCGCTGCGCCGGTATACGCCGTCGCTGGATTAGAGTACCGCGTACCAAATCCAGAGGCTGATGACCACGGGTAAAGCGCAACGTAAGGCGAGGTGTTGAAATTAAAAGCTACCAGCGTGTTGTCGCTGTTGAGCGAAACACCGTAAGCAGACCCGCTTGCATTTATGGCGCTGCCGTTGGAATACTTGGTTCCAAACCCAGAACTCCACGCCCACGCTTGTGGGTACGATACAGAGGGTTGGTTAGCGGTAATCACCGCGTCTACCGCGTTCGTCCAAGTAAACCCGGCGGGCGTACCTGTTGGGCTTAGCGCGCTAGATGGGTTGGAATACCTTGTTCCGAATCCAGACGCTGACCAAGGATAGGCGTATAGATACGGGCTTGTGCTAAGAGTTGTAGAGACTAAAGAGTTGTCTCTTACAAACGAAATTTGTTGGATTAAACTGCTTTGTAGCGCCGCTGGCGTACTGTATATCGTCCCGTACCCAGAAGTTGAACTCCAAGGATAGACGCCGGTTTGTTGCGACGCTAAAGACGCTCCGGTGTAAGCAACATATTCCGAAGGCGTAATAGGGGCTACACCGCCATAGGTGAACATCCCCAAAAAGCCACTCATGTCACACCCAGACCGAAGACATACCAAGTGTCGGTGGCGACCTTGATCATGGTAGCGACGCCGTTAGACGCAACAGATCGGTTGCCGGTAGATGTTGAGTTGGCGAGCTTGAGCGTGACGCCCGTTCCGGCTTGGATGACCAGCGCCGTGGCGTTGCTGATAACGCTGATAACCGTGCCTGTCTCAAAAGCTACGCTGCTGTACGGTGGGACGGTGACGTTGCCGGTAAGATAAAGATGCTTGGCTGAATCTGACAGGACCAGCGTGCCGCTGGTGTTGCTTGATTGGGGCATGGTCCGAAAGCCAAACCCGTACAAGTTACCGGCGCTGTCTTTGACCGTTGACCCGCTCGCCAGACCGTTGATGGTCTTGTTGGTCAGCGTTTGCGTACCTGTAAGCGTGACAACTGTGTTGTCAATCGCAATCGTGCCGGTTGAAACAATAGGACCGCCGGTCAAACCCGTGCCGGTGTTAACTTGAACAACGCCGCTATCAAACGCTGGCTGACCTACGGGGCCGAGTTCCAGCGTGTTAACCATGCTATAAAGTTCGGTTACTTGCGACCCGATAGGATCGTAATTGAAGTCTTCAATCGCGGTTGCGTTTGCTCCCGATCCGGTCAGCGTAAACAGATTAAGAAAAAACCGATACCATTCACGCGACATTAGCCCGGTGCGCTGGTCAATAAAATCAACCCGAGGCGCAGGGATCTGCGTGATGTTATTAATGACTGGCATTAGGCGGTCGTCCCGCTCAAGTGCAGTTCAGCCCCCATGATCGCAATCTTGACCGGATCTGTGCCGGACAACTCATACACTCGATCACGCAGTTTGAGCGTCATACCAAGGCGACGCCAGAACACGCGCTGCTGATAGACGCCGATCTTGCCAAGAACTGCCCAATGCTCGTTAGACCAAGTATGACCGCCATCATCTGACCAGCGCAACATTACCTGCGGGTCCGAGCCAACCGTAGGCTCGCCTTCAGCAACGCTGACTAGATAGTCACCGCTCTCGGTCGTAATAAACAAGCCAGACTCAGTAAGCAGATACGTTGGGTCTGTACCGGCGCTGTTGTTAATACCAACGCCAGACTCGCAATCTAGTTGTAGGCTATGGTGCGCTGTACGGGTTAGGTTGTTCTGCCCGCTTGGTAACGCCCGCCAGGAACGCAACCACTTCTGAGGGCTACCGTTATCGGCGTAAACGTCTAAATCAAAAGCGTACAGATTGCCATTAGCAAAGTCGCCAACAACAATTTCGCTATTGAACGCCATCTGACAGTTGCTGCGATGCCGCAAAAACTGACCGTTAGAAAACGCTGCCCGCTCATGCCATGCTTGTGTAGATACATCATAGACCCACGTTGCGTTGGCTGATGGGAATGTCAGGACATAGAAAGCGTGGCCTTCTTGCTGGTAGGTGTACGCAACTGCGTCGCTGATGATTGGATACTGTGCAATCGCGTATTCAATCGCGTGGGTGCTGATCCGCTGGCCGGTGTAGCCGTTGGCGCGGTAGACAATACCTTGCCCGCGAGCGTCCGCGCCTAACCAAAACAAACCATTATCCAGTTTGGCTACTGAGAATGTCGCAGCGCAACCAATTTCGTTATACGCGCCTTGGATGCGTTGCAACGGAAAGTCTGCGTTTCCAGCGTCGTACCAGACTTCAACTGAGTTAGTGCCATACAACCACACTTCGCGGTGGTCAACGATCATGCTAACCAGATTGTCTGGCGAACCTTCTGCGCTGGCAAAATCCAACGGATCAACCGACGTACCTTCTAACAGCGCGGTTACCCAAAGCTTTTGGGTGTTAGGCTGGATAAAAACAAAGTAACCGTCTAAATAGCCAACGGTCAACGCGCCGGGGAAGTCTGGGTCCGTAATCTGTACAAATACGTTGGTCAGCGAGTTGTAGATGTAGCTTGGGCCGTTACACGCGATGAACAGTTGAATACCGTTGTCGGCCATGCTGACCGGCCC